TCATATATTACATAAACAAGGTAGGTATTATATTGTGCATTTTAAGGAATTGTTTGCACTTGATGGCAAAGAAACAAACCTATCTGAAAACGATATTGCAAGAAGAAACACGATTGCAAATCTTTTAAGAGATTGGGGTTTAGTAGAAGTGGTAGGTAACTCAGAACTTATCGCACCACTTAGTCAAATTAAAATAATATCATTCAAAGAAAAAGATGAATGGATTCTAGAAACGAAATATAATATTGGTAAAAAACGAGAGGAATAGTCTTGTTAATGAAGCTTGATAATTTCAAAACATTTCTTGCAGAAGAAGAAAAACCATACAAGTTGTTAATCCTCTCGCATGATGACCCATTAGACCCAAATGAAACTGGGCCATTAGTTCGTAAGAAAGCTCAAGAACTTGGTATACAAGTTCATCTTGCAGAACTTATGGGTTGTTATATGGAAGATGATGGTGATGATAAACTAGTTTATTCTTACCCTGTTGACGAAAAAGGTAGATCACAATTACCAGACACAAAGAGTGATGTAGAATATGCAAAACCGATTAGAATAAATCGAAATGATACTCTTATTATGATGAGGGGATTAAATGCAAAATCTGGTTGTCGTTCTTGGTGGACTATGGCTAGGACATTAGAAACTAGTGGATTTAAAGTTGTTAATTCAGTTTTATGTAATGATATCTGTAATGATAAATGGTATAATCAAGTTACATTTCAACAAAATGATATTCTTACACCAAAGACAGTTCTCATAAGACATAAAGAAGGTGGTGCATTTGCAGCTGAAAAGTTAGGTGTAAATTATCCAATCATACTTAAAACATCTATTGGTTCACAAGGTGTTGGTGTGATGTTTGTTGAAAGTGAAAAAGCACTTCATGGTATTGTTCAATTACTTTATCGTGAAGATAAGTATATAGATATTTTACTACAAGAACAAATTAAGACAGACTATGATGTTAGAGTGATTGTAGTCGCTGGTGAGATTATGGGTGCAATAAAAAGACCTATAATCAAAGGTGATTTTAGAAGTAATGTTTCTCAAGGTTCTGAACCAGAGGTACATGAACTTACAGATTTAGAGATGATTGAATCAATAAAAGCTGCAGAGGCAGTTGATGGAGATATAGTTGGTGTAGATTTTATTCCTGCTAAAAACAGAGAAAAAGGTAGACCATACTTTATAGAGGTGAACTCAACACCTGGCTTGATTGGTATTGAATCTGCTTTTGCAGACTCAACTATACCATCAAAAATATATCAAAAAACTTTGAAAAAAGAAAAAGGTAAATTTAGCATAACAAAAGAAATACTGAGAAAATATATGAATAGGGAGAATTGGAAATGAAAAAACAAATGTTAGATGCTTTGAGGGCGAAATATAATGCAGATTATAAACAGGCAAAACTTACACTAGATATTTATTTAAAAAACGCAGTAGGTATCGGTGAACACCCACAGCATTTTGAAGAGATGGATAAACTTGTATGTGCGATGGCCTCTACAAAAGATAATCTGATGACTTTAAATGATGAGTATGGTGAAGGTGATGAACCAGAACTCCTAAATGAAAGTTATGGCGGCACAGACCCAGATTAATACTTGACATACATCAACTTCTCTGTTATATAAATACTAAGAACCTATTTGTATAAATGGAGAAGTTGATGTCTATTACAGACCATATTCGTATCGTAAAATCGAGAGTAGAAACCTACACCTCACCTTTGGAAAAAATTCAAAGATTCTTATCTGAAGCAGATACTGGTAAAGCCACAAAATCAGAACAAGCAATAGTAGTTGCATACAATATGAAAAAAGGTATGTCTGAGGAAGAGGCATATAAAATTGGTCAAATACCAGATGCAGAGTGGGCTAAAGTAGATGACTCCTTAAAAAAAGATGGTGAAGCTATAGTAGCATCTATGCCAGATGTTGGTGGACATTTAATTCATTATGGTAGAGGTAGTGCAGATAATTATTTTGCAAAAAACTATAAGTTAAGAGCATCTGATACAACTCCAAAAACAGATTTATATAGTAATACTGGAAGAACTTTTTCATTAAAAGATGCTAAAGGTGCAGTATTATTATCACCAAAAGGTGGTGAAGCAACTGGTGTGGTCAAATCTGCGATTGAAAATTTTCAAAAAAGTGAAGGTGGAGTTATTGATAACGCAATAGATGATGTTGTAGATTTTTTGAAAAATACCTTAGATACACTTGCAATGACTGGCAAGTTTGTTGAGGTTGGAAAAAGTAAAAATAGTTTTGTAGATTGGTATATATCTCAGAGTGGTAGAAAAGAAGAACTCAAAAGAAAAAGTAATAAAGCCTCAGATAAAGATATTGAAAATCATATGAGAGCAGAACTATCCTTTTATAAAATACCAAAACAAGATAGAAACTACCAAAAAAAATTAATAAACAAAAATTTTATGGTAACTAAAAATGAATTAGATAGTAAATATTTTCCAGATTTTGTATCTAGTGAGTTCGATATTTCTGGAGCTAAAATAAATCCAAAATATGCAAAATCTCAAGATGAAAAAGAATTGTATGCAGATAATACAAGACTTAAACAACAAGCAATACAAATTTTAGATATTGGAATCAAACAATCAGAATTTCATAAAAGATTTGCATCAGCATTTCAAAATGCTGGTGGACTTAAAAAATATATTATATATGAATCTGCAAGTGGACATTATAAATTTACAGGGACAACTGGGCAAAAGTATACAGGTAGTAGTCTTGCTGTTGCAAAAGAATTGATGGAGTTTGAAGTTTCTGGTAATAGAGGTGCTACCAGAATATATTCAGATATGTTTGGTTGGGCAACTAAAAATGAAAATTTATTGAATGATTTTGTTTTAGATTTTAAAGCTAGTGGTAAAAGTGGTTATACAAAATTTGCAATACCAACAAAAAAAGAAAGGCTTATAGAAAGTATTTTCAAAGAAGAATATAAAAATATCCAAGAAGAATTAAATGAACTTCTTACAAACAAAATACGTTTAGAAGAAGGAATTTTAGATGTATTAAAAAAAGGATATAGGAATGTAAGAGATGTAATAACTAATATTACAAAAAAAATAAAAGATTTAATGATAAGATTTTTCAAAACAGTAATACTTAAATTTACTAATATGATAAGACAAGTATTAAAAAGAAATTTTAATGAAGGTTTAGATGCATTAGGATTAGACTTAATAGCTAGGGTTAGTTTTTGATGTTATCATTTTTACATTTGACAGAGGGTATTACAAAACCAGTTTCTATGTCTGTAATAGATAAAGCTCTTAGTAGTTCTGAGTCTAAGATAGTTGGTAAAGATTTAAAACCTAGAGCATTATCTAGAGAGATAGAAAAGTCTGTTGGAAAAAAGTTTGGTATAGAGGTAACATTTAAATTTGTTCCGTCACTTACAAAAGATGATATGAGTGCAAATGCTTACTATGACCAAGAAGATGACATAGAGGGCGACCCATCAATCACCATAGAGTTATTGATGAGTGCAGAAAATAGAAATGGTATTAATATTGATGGTAAAGGTTTTGATGCACTAACATTTAATTTGTCTAAAGTTATAGCACACGAAATGTTACACAAAAGTCAAGCTAGTAATAGAGATTTTGTAAAACCATTTAAAGTTAGTTTTACTGACCCTAAACAAGAATATTTAGGTAGAAGTGATGAGATTGAAGCTTATGCACATAATATCGCAGTAGACTTATTAAGAAACTATGGTTCTCGTAAAGATGTTTTATCTGTATTAAAAAACTTTACTAGGATACCAGCAACTAAATCCCCAGATTTATTTGCATATCTGGTGGTATTTGGAATGAATAAAAATAATGATGTTTTGAAAAAATTAATTAAAAAAGTTATTTTATATTTAAAGGAATTAGACAAGTGATATCATTTTCAGAATTAATATTGGAAGATAAAGGTGGTAAAAATCTCCACCTAGAACATTTAGAAGATGAGATAATCAACTATGGTGTTGATGGAGGACGAGCAGCCATAAATTTCTTACGTTCATTGAGAGATATGTTAGCAGGTTCAAGTCGAAGTTCAATTAATATGACAGTTAAGTGGGACGGAGCTCCTGCAATTTTTGCTGGGATAGACCCAGAAGATGGTAAGTTTTTTGTTGCAAAGAAATCAGTTTTCAATGTGAGTCCTAAATTATACAAGACTAACAAGGAGATAGATGATGACTTATCTGGAGCTCTTAATTCAAAGTTTAAAATCGCTCTTGAAGAGTTTTCTAAACTTGGCATCAAAGGTGTATTACAAGGCGACCTCATGTTTACAGATGATGTCGAGAAGACAACTATTGATGGTATGGTATTCTATACTTTTCAGCCTAACACTATTGTCTACGCTGTGGATATTAATAGTGACATAGGTAAACAGATAAACAAGGCAAAAATTGGTGTTGTCTGGCATACAACTTATACTGGTGATACTTTACCAGATATGAAAGCATCTTTTGGTGTTAATATATCTAGATTAAATACTCCAGATACAGTTTGGATGGATGATGCAACCTACAAAGATACAGCTGGTCGTTCAACTTTTACTGCAAAAGAAACAGAAAAAGTTACTACAATACTGTCACAAGTTGGCAGAACTTTTCAAAAAATAAGTTCACCTAAATTAAGTAAGTTTATTAAACTACAAGAAAGTATGACAGGTGTATTATCTGGTGCATCACTTAAAACGTATAATAATAGTAAAGTTCGTGCTGGTCAAAAAAT